AAATCTTTCCCAAAAACAAAGATATTTATTGATAAAGAAATAAAATTAATTAACCAAACAAATTAAAAATGGCAAATTCAAATAGAGTATTTGTATCTCCGGGTGTATATACATCTGAAAAAGACTTAACATTCGTAGCACAAAGTGTTGGGGTGAGCACGTTAGGTTTGGTGGGTGAAACCTTAAAAGGTCCCGCTTTTGAACCTGTATTAATAACAAATTTTGACGAATTCAAGTCATATTTTGGGGGAACAAGTCCACTAAAGGACAACAATAACAACCCAAGATATGAGTTACCGTACTTCGCAAAATCTTATTTAGAAGAATCTAATCAATTATTTGTTACAAGAATTTTAGGTTTAACAGGTTACAAACCAGTTAAAACATTCGGTATACAAACAATAGGTGGTGTGACTTTAGGTACATTCAGTGGAACAACCACCGGATTAACAATGTCAGCAACAACCACTACGATTACTGCAAGTACAATTTATAGTGAATTATCTAATAAGATATCAGTTGATGGTAACTACATCACCGACTACATTGTTGCGAATTTTAGTGGTAACACTTCTGCAAACCATGGTCAATGGTTTGTTATGGGTGAAGTACCAACATCAGGAACAAGTGGTCAAACTGCATCAATTGAAGAAATTTCACCTTTGACAGGTTTAGATAACGCAAGTAACAACAATAACAAAGAATGGTACAACGTACTTTGTAACACAAGTGGTTCAGAAGTTTATTCTTACTTATTTGTTTACAATAGTGGTACAAGTGTATTCGATGTAACCAAATACACATATAACGGTACATTGAATACCGCATACGATGGACAAATAGTTTTAGCGTTTAGACCAAGAGGTTCTTATAATGGTCAAACATTAAATTTAGAAACAACCACAGACGTTAATTTCCAAATTACAGGAACAGGTATCACCACAAACCCATTAGCTGAGTTTACCGTAGGTGTTACAGGTTCAACAAGTGGTGCTAAATCATTCACTTGTAGTATGGATACCGCATCTTCAAAATATGTAACTAAAGTATTTGGGGTTGATGTTTATGACAAACTAAAAAGTGAAGTACCAATTTATGTTTATGAATCATATCCAAATTATCTCGTAAGAGCATATGAACAAGGATACATTAGAGGTTTAAGTTTAACTGAAGTATATGAAACAGAAGGTAACAACTTCTTAACCTCATGGGATACACCAATGACACCAACTGTTGTTTCTGAAGTTAGAGGTGGTGAGGTTGATGATTTATTTGATGTTATCACCGTATCTGATGGTGAAAGTGCAAACTTTGAAGTAAAAGTTTCAATCATTAATATAGATGTAAACACTGGTGACTTCGACTTAATTGTTCGTGACTTCAACGATACTGACGACAATATTGTGGTTCTTGAAAAATATTCAAGATGTAATATGAATCCTGACCTACCTGGTTATGTGGCTAAAAAAGTTGGTACATCTGATGGTGAATACGAATTACGTTCAAGATACATTATGTTATCGATGGCCAATGACCACCCGATTGACGCATACCCTGGCGGTTTCAAAGGATTTGTGAACAACACATCATTTGGAACTAAAACTTTAGGTTCAGTAATGTATAAAACAGAATTCTATGACGCTGGTGATACAACAGGATACGAAGCGAACGGAACACCTATTTTATCTTCAGGAGATAAAGTGAGAAAGGTTTACTTTGGTTTATCAAGTCCAACTAATAAATCAACATACGATAGGGATTTATTTAAATTCAAAGGAACAGGAGCTGCGGGAACAACTAAAGGTTTCCACTTATCAACAAACGCATCTACTATCACAGGTACTACCTTCTTAACTACATCATATGATTTAGAAGGTCAAACAGGTGGAGCAAACAACGTTTTAACAAACATCAACTACCGTAAATTCACATTCGCCGCAGGTGGTGGATTTGATGGATGGGATATCTACAGAAACGTAAGAACTTACGGTGATGGTTATATCTTTGGTAAAACTACCTACACAAGTGGTAATACCACAAACGGAGGGGTGTTTAGTACGGTATCAGGAAACTCTGACTACTACGCATATACTCAAGGTGTTGACACTTTTGCAAACCCTGAGGCGGTTGACATCAATATATTCTCAACACCGGGTATCAACTTCTACGACCATAGTTCTTTAACATCATACGCAATTGATATGATTGAAGAAGACAGAGCGGATTCACTTTATGTGATATCACCACCAAACTATGGTACTTCTGACGAAATTATAGACGCATTGGACGGAGTTGCAATTGATAGTAACTATTCAGCAACATACTGGCCTTGGATTCAAGTTAGAGACGTGGATAACGCAGTACAACTATATCTTCCACCAACAGGTGAAGTATTAAGAAATATTGCATTAACAGATAACGTATCCTTCCCTTGGTTCGCAGTAGCGGGTTACTCAAGAGGTTTGGTTAACTCTATCAAAGCTTTCAAGAAATTAACTTTGGATGAAAGAGATGACCTATACAAAGCTCGAATTAACCCTATCGCAACATTCGCAGATACAGTAACGATAATTTGGGGTAATAAAACTCTTCAAGTTCGTGAATCGGCATTGGATAGAATTAACGTAAGAAGATTGTTGTTGAGAGCAAGAAAATTGATTTCAGCGGTGGCAGTTAGATTACTATTTGAACAAAACGATGAACAAGTTCGTAATGAGTTCTTGAGATTGGTAAACCCAATATTAGACGCAATCAAGAGAGAAAGAGGTTTATATGAATTCCGTGTAACGGTTTCAAACGACCCTGAGGACATTGACGCTAATACTTTGAGAGGTAAAATTTATATTAAACCAACAAGAGCTCTTGAATTCATTGATGTTGAGTTCATAATCACACCAACAGGAGCATCATTTGACAATATCTAATAAAAAGGGGAGGGGAAACCCTCCCTATTTTATGTTCCACGTGAAACGTTGATATTATTTGTTCCACAGAAAAATATTAAAATATAAAAAAAATAAAATTATAAATTACCCAGTATATGCACCAGTATTCTAGTTCTAGTTTATTTGCTTCTAGTTATTCTAGTTTATTTAATCTAGTTCTATATTTACTAGCATCTAGTACTAGTATGGAAAAAATACGAAATTATTTTGACATAATCAAGGGATGAACAAGATTTTTTTTGTTTTTTCAGATACAGGATATTTATAAGAAAGATTAACAATAAAAAAAATAAAAAACAAATATTGACATGGCAGATTTATTAATGAAAATGCCGGTTCCTTACGAACCGAAGAGAGTTAACCGATTCATATTAAGATTTCCCTCATCATTGGGTATCAACGAATGGTATGTAACCTCAAGTGCTAGACCAAGTGCAAAAATTAATTCAGTTGCGATTCCGTTTATCAACACATCAACATATGTTGCTGGTAGATTTGAATGGAACGAAATAAGAGTAACCTTCAAAGACCCAATTGGACCTTCAGCCGCTCAGGCATTAATGGAGTGGTTCCGTTTACACGCAGAATCAGTTACAGGTCGTATGGGTTATGCCGCTGGTTATAAAAAAGACATTGAATTAGAAATGTTAGACCCAACGGGGGTTGTGGTTGAAAAATGGATACTTCAAGGTACTTTTATCACCGACTTAAACTTTAATGAACTAGACTATTCAAGAGATGATATCGCATCTATCACTTGTTCATTGAGAATGGATAGATGTATATTAGTTTACTAATCAAATAATAAAAAATCTGTCAATAAAAGGTCTCTCAAAAGGAGACCTTTACTTTTTTTATAAGTTTTTGTAAATTATACTAGTTATAAAATAAAAAAATATGGATGAATTTAGAGTAGACCCAACAATTGCGTATGATGTTGTTGAATTACCTTCAAGAGGTATACACTATCAAAATAAAAAGAAATCATTAAAGGTTGCATATCTAACAGCAGCGGATGAGAATATTTTATCAGCTCAGAATTTAATTGCCACCAATGGAGTGATTGAGGAACTATTAAAAAGAAAAGTTTTAGATAGGGACATTCAAGTTGAAGATATTGTAGAGGAAGATAGACAAGCGATATTAATTTTCCTAAGAAATACCGCTTTTGGTCCTGAATATAAATTATATCTACAAGACCCAAAAACAGAAAAGGAATACACGGCAAGTGTTGATATGAGTGAATTAAAATTTAAAGATTTTAATTTAGAATCGGATACAAATGGTGAATACCCATATTTTATGGAAAAATCTAAAGTTCATATTACTTTCAAGTTTTTAACACCAAAACAAGAAAAAGATTTAGAGGATTTAAAACGAAGTTGGAATGGACAAGGTGTTGCACCTATTGTCACTAAACAATTAGAAATGATGATTAAATCTGTTGAGGGTAATAGAGATATGATGAACATTCACAACTTTGTAGAAAGACTCCCAATCAAAGACTCACAAGATTTCAAAAAATTTGTTAAAGAAAATAAACCAGGATTAGATTTAGTAAAAAAAGTAAAAACCCCGTCAGGAGAAGATGTCGATGTTGAAATCGGCTTCGGGGTTGAGTTTTTTCGCCCTTTCTATGGAATATAAGAAAGGACAGTTAGATGAAATTTTATTTTTAGTAAAAAAAGGTTTTAGTTATGGTGATATTATCACCATGCCTGTTTTCATACGTAGATATTATGTAGAGTACATCATTGAATTAGAAAACGCTCCTAAATAATATTTATAAGTATGGCAAATATAAATTGGAAATCTGAGGGTGAGAAGTGTAGAAATAGAAATTACACCGCAGCACAATCAGATAGTTATGCCAAATCATTAAACGGTGGTAATTCTTTAACTCCACAAGAACAACAAGATTTTACAGATGGATTTATTGGTTCGGGTCAAGGTGGTAATACTAACACTAATACCGGAACAAGTGGTATGGGTTCTAAAACAGCGGCATATGCCACAGATTTGTTAAAAACACAAAATATTGCAGACCTTGGATATTCAAACCCAATCTCTTCTTTGAGAGCTGATAAAGATACCGTATTTCAATTTAGTACAATATCCGACACAATAGGTAAAATTGCCAGAGAATCTAAAAACCTTCCCGATTTTATGGTTCAATTAGGTTTGAAGGGTACCAAAGAAATGATAAGTTTTCTTGGTAATGAATTAGTAAAAATACAAGAACAAGAAGTAGAATTGAGAAATCAAATTAATTCACAACTTGGATTATCGGGTGATTTATCTAGACAGTTTAGAAATAACATCTTTGAAACACTACCGGCAGCAACCGCTATGGGTTTTGGTTTTGAAGAAGTAAAAGATTATGCGGTACAAATGGTTGAACAAACCGGTAAAATGACAACATTAGGTGCTGACGTTTTACAGGAATCTCAAAAAACTGCACGGGCATTTTATGGTGACTTAAGTAAATTAGGTAGTGCAATAGACGCTTTTGACAAACTTGGTATTGGTGCAAAAGATGC